ATGAAATGTGATAGAAATAAACTTAAAGATATACTGAGGGTTAATCTAAATACTTTAAAGCAGATAGAAAGAAGAAATAACCTACAGATAAGATTAAGGAAAGTTGGTTATGATCTCATAGATAAATACAAAGAAAAGAATAAATATGTTTATGAGATAAAGAAAACCAATGATGAATCATACAAGAAACTTAAAAGTATAATCAGCAGTACTTATAACTCTAATAGAGCAGATAAGTTTGCAACCTACTTTAATATAAGAACATTAGAAGAACCTAACACAGTAAAGGATATAGCAACAGCATCTGATGTTACAGAAAAGACAATAATAAAGTGGGACAATACTCTCCAAGATAAAAGAATACTTTCAAAGGATGGATATTATTATTTTAGACTCAGTAAAGATACTAGAGAAGTACAACAATGCTCTGTTGAAGAATACAAGTCTTTTTGGAAGAACAAAGCTTATATAAATGCTTTTTACAAGCTACAGGATAAGTACATCAATGGAGAGATAACTCTCACAGAATTGAGATTATCAAGTGGAGAAATAGCTGTAATAATAAGTACTATAGAAAATAAGTATTACTTCAAGGTTAAAAAATATAAAGTTAATAAGGAAAATGAGTTATACATGGAAACTAAGAATTTAATAGATGAAATAGAAACTAGAGCATTGGAATAACAGTACAAGTTATTGTTATCTTACCAATGTTCTTTTTGTTTTAATGGAAAGAAGGGTGTTAGCTAAATGCTTAAAACAGATAGAAATGGTTTAATGAAAATACTTAATATTAATAAAAATGCATTAAAGCAAATTGAACGCAGAAATACATTAGGAAAAAGATTAAATCTTAAAGGTTATAAACTTTTAGCTAAAGATAAAATGGGATTAACCAATGTCTATTATATTGAAGAATATGAATTTATAGAAGACAAACCTAGTAATAAAGCGATTATGACTAAAAAAGAAAAGAGAAGGATATATAGAAAGAGATATGAGAAAAAGCACAAAGAACAAATTAAAGAACGCAGAAGAAAATACAGCAGAACTAATAGTTTTATAAATTCAACAAAAATATATCAGAACAATAGGCGAGCAAGAAAAAAATACAATCAATATAATAGCATAACACTAGAACAATGGAAAGAATGTTTAAGATTTTTTGATAATAAATGTGCATACAGTGGCGAACAAAAAGAAGATGATCGATTATCATTAGATCATGTATTAGCATTAAGTAATGATGGTGATAATTTAATTTATAATGTAGTGCCAGCAATTAATAAATATAATATAAACAAAGGTGAAAAACTATTTTTGCCATGGTATAAAAAACAATCTTTCTTTAGTGAAGAACGTCTTAATAAAATATATGAGTGGCAAATATATGCTAAAAATAAATTTAAACAAAAGGGTACATTTTAAAGGTATAACTACAAGGTATATATTAATACATATACTGTAGTTTACCCCGAAAAATGAACCCCTTTTATAATGCTATTCATATTAATTTATATATGCTTATTAGCTCATATAAGAAGGTATTAAATTAGATGATTGATTATACTAGAAAGCCAATATAACTTAACAATAAGGCTAAGAAATGTAAAATAAGTGTAAAGAAAGAAGGTGATACCATGGCAATAGAATCTCATATAATAACTAAAGAAAAAGATAAGATGATTGATATGCTCTTAAGTGGCTTTAATATTAAGGATATTGCAGATGCATGTAAGGTATCAAGACCTACTATTTATGCATGGAAAAAGGAATCATTAGTTATGGCTGAGCTTGAAGGACGAAGAGAGCAGATAAAAAAGACAGCTCAAGACAAAATTGTATCAAATGTTACGACTTGCATTGATAATATGTATGATATGGCTAATCAAAAGACTGACCAAAGAGTTAGATTTCAAGCCAATAAGTTTATTATTGAGATGAGTTTAGGCAAAGCTTCAGCCAACACTATTGATACTTCTAATGGAAGTAATAAAGATAGCGATTCAACTGATACTAATACTCTTAAGCAAGAGATTGAAGATATTAAGAATCTAAAGGTTGTTAAGTAGTTTGTTTAGAGTATGTTCGTAGCAAACACTTTGAAAACATATGATATTTGTTTGTTTGTAATATAAAACACAATTAATAAATAAATGTTTGTATATATTATTGATTTTAAATAAACACTTTGATATAATTTAACTATGATATAAATAAGAAGGGTAGGGGTACATTCTAAATTATAAAAGACTCAAAACCCTGTCACCCAGTTCCACAATTTTTGTAGTAAATTTAAAAAGTCAGAGGTGTTTGTTATGAATATTGCTTATGTAAGAGTAAGTACAGTAGAACAAAATGAAGGAAGGCAATTAGAAGGTCTTAAGAAATACGACATAGATAAATGGTTTACTGAAAAAGTAAGTGCTAAGGACACTAATAGACCACAATTAAAAGAACTATTAGAATATGCTAGAGAAGGAGATACAGTATTTGTATGGGATTTTTCAAGGCTTGCAAGAAGTACAAAGGATTTGCTTGATTTAGTTGAACAGTTTCAAGCTAAGGGAATACATTTAAGAAGTATTAAGGAAAATCTTGATACAAGTACACCTACTGGAAAGCTAATGCTTACTATGATAGGTGCTATTAATGAATTTGAAAGAACTAATATGCTTGAAAGACAAAAAGAAGGTATTGCTCTTGCTAAAGCAGAAGGAAAGTATAAAGGTAGAAAAGAAATAAGCTATCCTGATAATTGGGATGAGGTTTATTCTAAATGGAAAAATAGAGAACTTACAGGAACTAAAGCTATGGAACTACTTGGACTTAAGAGAAATACTTTTTATAAGTTAATTAAAGAGTATGAAAATAAATAATTATTAGCACTTAGAGTTTATCTAGGTGCTTTTTCAATACAAAAGGAGGTGCAGATTTGATTATTACCGATATTGTTAGAAATAAAAAGATTGAAATATTTGAACCTATAGGATTTGGTGATGTAGGTAAAAAAATTAAAGTTGATGGAGTCATGTATAGGATAGTTCAAGTATGTAGTGATACAGGTGTTTATGTAATGCCTATATTTGAACATATGAAAAGATATAGTATTATCAATATAAATGGTAAGCAGATGTCATTAAGAGAAGCTGAACAACAAGGATATGATATATCTAAATATTTGGAAGACAACTAGTATTTAAATGATTTAGGGACTTTTTGTTTAAGAAAAAAAGGATTTTAACTTTTTCTGTAGAATATTGTATTTTGTGGAAGGAAGTGATTGAAATGGGATATAAATTAGGTAAAGATGCTCTTTATAACAGTATTGGTGCTTTGCAAAAGTATTTTTCTAAAAAGAATAAAAAACATGGACCTTTTGTAACAGAAATTGAAATTGTAGATAAAGAGACTAATGAAATTGAAAGGCTTGAAGTTAGTATTACAATTTCATTAGATAATATCTCTCATCGTATAAATATAATGTGGGAAGATGCAGGATATAGTGATGATGAATTCAGAGATAAGGGATTATACGGATATTATGATTGTACATGGGTTCCGATGAATTTTGAACATAATAAATTATCAATAAATTCACCAGACTCTGATAAAATAATATATGTATATTAAGATTTAAAGGAGAGTGATAAAGTTGAAAATTCCATATGATTTCCCTAGTGATGAAGCTAGAAATAAATGGCTGCTTTATCACTTTCTAAAAAAATCCTATACTGATATAGGAATTGATGATAAAAAAGCAGAAGAATTAACGGATAGTAGAATGTTAGAAAACTCTAAGAATTTGTTTGGGTTCCATGGATTAGCATGGCAACTTGGGCAAATAAGCTTGGAGTTTTTTTCTATGTATTTTCTACAGGATATATATTTACCTAAAGAAGATAATGCTGCAGCTCCATTAGCAGAAGTGCATGAAGAATTATGGCATGATATTCAGGAAAGCATTATTGGTAATGGTCCAGAACAATTAGGACGTGTACTTAGTAGAGGTACTGGTAAAAGTGCATTTGGTACTTTAAGTCCTAGCATATGGTCAATGTCCTATAAGCATAAAACTTATGTACTTATTTGTTCTGATATAGGTTCTACTGCTGAAAAGTTTATTAAAGATATTAAAGATAATGTAATAGAGAATCAGTACATTGAAGATGCTTTTGGAAAGTTACTTGATGATTGTAATAAGGATTATAAATGTAATGCTACTCAATTAGAATTTACTAATCATACTTTTGTAGAAGCTATTTCTTCAACATCTCCAATGAGAGGTAGAAAATATAAGAATGTTAGACCAGATTTAATTATTCTTGATGATTACCAATCTGAAGATGATGTTAGAACTGAAGAAGCTAGAGAAAAGAAGTGGAAAAGATATTCTGATGATGTTAAGTTTGCTAAGCAAAGGCCTGTAAAACGTGATGGTAAGATAGTTAAAAAAGGTACTGTTTTAATGGCTTGGGGAACTCAGCAGCATAAAGAGTGTTTCTATAGTAGGTTGCTTAAGAGTTCTACTTGGAAGTTTAAAAAATATAGAGGTGTTGATATTGATAATGTTGATGAATATTTCAATACTGGTTTATGGTTAGAATTTAAAAACATATTAAATGATTTCAAAAATCCGGATCACTTAGAAGATGCTAAGGAATTTTATTATAAGCATGAAAAAGATATGCAATTTGGTAAACTGTGGCCCGAATTTTGGGATTGCTTAGATTTAGCATTAGATTATTATGAAAACCCTAACTCATTTAAACAAGAGGTGCAGGGTGATGTTGATGCTATAGGTGAGAAGTGGTTTAAATCAATGAATACTGAAACTAGAAAAGAAATTGAAACACATGATTTTACTAAAACAATGCTTATTGTGGACCCTGCATCTGGTGGAGGTCGTAAAAATGACTATAGTGCTTATATGATAGGTTCAACTGCTACTAATGGATTTAAGTATTGTAGAAAAGGCGAACTAGCTAAGATTAATGCAAGACAGGAGTTTGATAAGTATATAGATCATATGATTGAATTATTACTGGAATATTCAGATGCAACTCATGTAAGTATTGAAAAAAATACTTTTAATGGTGCTGATGCAAACCAGTTAGAAAAGAAAATTAAAGAACATCCAATACTGAAGTATAGAAATATAATAATTATTAATGAATCTCAAAGAAAAAATAAAGATGATAAAATTTCAACAATAGTTCCTTTCGTTAATCGAGGGGAATTTATTTTTTGCTCTGAAGATGAAGAATTTAATGATCAGTTTATGGAATTTGCTTCACAAAAGTATACTTTGCATGATGATGCAGCTGACGTTGCTGCTGAATTTTGGCTGAGAGTTGATGAAATAAAAGCACCAGTAGTAGTTCAAATATTTAATAGATCATCATTATTTTAGAAAGGGGTGAGAGTATGGAATTTATAAATAAAAACATTGAATTGTTAAATAATATTAAAAGTGACTTTGAAACTAGAAAAATCATTTATGATAAAATGTATGATTATTGTGTTACTGGTAAATCAGAAGCTTATAGGGAATATAAACACAATCCTAAAAGAAGTAATCTAAAGGTTAGAACAAACTTTATAAAGAAATTTATTAAAGAAGAAGTTGCTTATTTAGTAAGTAATAAAATTACCTATACAAGTAAATCTGATAATAAAGAAGAACTTGACTTTTTAGAAAAGAAAACAGCTCATTGGGATAAAAACCATGAGAAAATGTTACTTAGGGATATGCTCTCTTTTGGTAGTGTGTATGAGCTTTATTATACTAATAAAAGATATACTGGGAAAATTATAAATAATAAAGAAGAATATGAATTAATGTTTAATTCTAAGATTATAAGCCCTCGTGATGGATATGTATTTGCTGATGATTTTGGAAATATAACAATGTTTTTAAGATTCTTTAAAAAGAAATTTGATACTAGAACTTATATAGATATTTATACTACAGACTTTGTTTATCATGTCTATGACAATTTTGAATCTACCGGAGAGGAGAAAACTCCTAATAAATTTGGAGAAGTACCAGTAAGAATTGGAACTATAAGTCAATATAAAGAACATGATACATTGTTTAATGAACTTAAGGATTTACAAGATGCATTTGAAACTAATCTAAGTGACATTGTAAATGAAATATCTGACTATAGGTTAGCTTATTTAATTTTTTCAGGTTGTCAGATTGATACAACTAAAAAAGATGAGGATGGAAAAACTCAACTTGATTATTTAAAAGAAAAAGGAGCTATGTCTGTAAATGAAAAAGATTCAAAGATTTATTTTTTAACTAAAGATATAAATGATACTTTTGTACAAAATACTCTTAATACTCTTAAGAAAAATATGTATGAAATATCTAATCATATTGATACTAATGAAAAACTGCAAAGTAATTTAAGTGGATCAGCAATAAGAAATAGACTTATAGGTTTAGAACAAAGAGTAAAAGATAGCGAAGGAAGTATGAAAAATATTATCCAAGGTAGACTTTACTTTTTATTTAAGTTGTTTAATAAACTTGAAAAAACAAATTATGACTATAGGGATATATCTGCTAAATTTACTTTAAATATTCCACAGGATGATGTAAGCATTGCTCAAATTATTTCTCAAATTCCAGATGGGGTATTGAGTAAGCAAACAGCTAGAACATTATTTAGTTTCATGTATAACTCTGATAGGGAACAAAAATTAATTGATGCAGAAAAGCAAAAAGAATTAGAGAATGAAGTAGATCTTGATAAGGTAGTTGGTGCAAATGAGTAAAAAGCTTACTGATGACCAACAATTCTATATTGATAAGCAACTAGAATTTACAGAAGAGTTATATAATCAATCAGATGAACAATTAAAGGAGGCTTTTAAACAGCAATTAAGCAATAGAGAAGATATTTTTAATGAAATAGGAAAAGTATTATTATCTTATACTATTGCTGATGGAATAATGTCTTTAAATATTATTGAAAAGCAGAAATTAAAAGAAAAGCTAAGTAAATTTATTAGAGATAAAATTCAAGGTGAGCTTATTAATGAAACTAACTTAACTTATAAACTCTTAAAATCTACTGGCAAAGAAAAATATAATATTAACAATTATATTAATGATATAGAAATGAATACTAGTTGGGATATTAAGCCTGTAGATGATGAAACTTTAAAAGAGGTAATTAATACTAAAGTAGATAATAAGCTATGGAGTGATAGGCTATGGGATAATAAAAGCGCTATTCAAAAAGATTTGCAATTAGAAATTAATGATTTTCTTAATGGCAAAACTAGTGTCAATGAGATTGAAAGTAAAATTAAGAAAAAATACAATTCTAATGCATACAATACTAAGAGACTAGTACAAGATAATGTTGCTAGAGTTCAAGAAGGTATGAATGATGTTTGGAGAGAAGAACATAACATAAAAAGAGTCATTTACATGGCTACTTTATGTCATAACACTTGTGGTAATTGTGGCCAATATGATGGCAAAGATTATCCAGTAGATAAAAAGCCTATTTTACTACCCCAACATCCATTTTGCCATTGTACTTATGTTAACATTCCTGCTTCTAATTGGCGACCTAAGATGCGACTTGATAATGAAACTAAGGAGAAGATTAATTGGCAATCTTATAAAGAATGGGAAAAGGAATATATTAAGTCTACTGGTGCAATAGGAAAAATTCACAAAAATGATTATAAAAGAAAACAAAAACATGCGGACACATATTATGAATCTATAAGAAAAAGAAATGATGATGTTATTAATATTTCTAAAAATACAGGAATAAATAAAAATACTATACAAAAAGTAAAGGAACATGTATTTATAAATAAATATCATTTAGCACAAGGATATACTAATTTTTATCCAGATTATGAAATGTCTATTGCGTGGCAAAGATTAATTCAAGGCAGAAATATTAAGAAAAGCGATATAGTATTATTGCATCATGAAAGACTTGAATGTTATCTTATGAATAGGTATAATTATACATATGAAGTTGCTCATGGAATTACTTGTAAAAAATATAATTATGCCAAAGCTTTAAAGGAGGAATAAATATGGTATATATAAAGAAAAATTATATAAAAGACAATAAAATATCATATTTTTATCAACCTGAAAAACGTGGAGAATTTGGAGAAGTAATATATGACATTGATAAAGAAACTTTAGAACTAGTAAAAATAGCTGAAGAAGATATTCCAAATAAAGATTTTTATCTTAGTCATGTGTATAAAATGTTGAGAGATTTTAAAGAGAAAAACGAATACTTAGAAGAAAATACAGCATGCTGGTATTAAAAAGCACTTACTTAGAAAAATGAGTAGGTGCTTTTATTATGCAAAAATTTAGGAGGATTCAAAATGTTAATAATTAAATGGATAGCTTTTATTTTAGTTATATTAAATTCAATACTTAGTTTTATGCAAATAATAATTAAAGAAAAAACAAGAGATAGAGTATGCAGTTTGATAACAACAATATTAAATGTATTAATTATTATTGCTTTATACGATGGAATATTTAAAGTTTAGGAGGAATTGAAAGATGAAAGAATTAAGTACAATCCAAAAGAGAGAAAAATTAAATGATGTTTATTCTATAGACACAAAAGGCAACGGAGGAGCTAATCACGAATATTTAATATGCCAACATGGAAAAACTTCATGGTGTAATGGAAATAATTCAGAGTTAGTATATGCAGAAATACAATTTCAAAACGGTCCAAGAAATGAATCTAATTCAATTCATGGTGTAACTAATGAAGACTTATTAGAAATAGTGAGAGATAGACTTAAATCTTTTCAAGCTGGACCATTTAGTTCAAGGGAAAATGCTTGTGCTTTAACACATGTTGAAGAAGCTTTAATGTGGATGAATAGAAGAGTTGAAGATAGAATTGAAAGAAATATTTTGGGAAAAAATGAAAAATAATGCAAAGTATTATTAATTTAATTATAGGTTCTACATTAGCAGTAATAATTACTGTTATAGTTCATTATCTAAAGTCTTAGTAATAAGGCTTATTTTTATGCCCTCTAATAAGGCGCTAAACTGTTAGAAAAATAAAAGATTTAACTATACAGGGTTAGCAATAAAACTGCATAGGGAAGGAGTTAAGAATGAAAAAAACAGAAATAACAGAACTATTAAAGGATATAGCTGATGATGCTGATATAGATGAAACTATAAAAGCTAGTACATTAGCTGATTTGTTCAAAAAGGATTTAACTTTAGATGAAGTTAAAAACTTTGTTGAATCTAGTGATGATGGCAAAAAGTATCTTCAAACTTATGGAGATAAACGTGTAACAGATGGCATTAAAACTTGGAAGGATAAGAATTTACAAACTCTTATAAATGATGAGGTTCTTAAGGCTACTGGTAAGAAGAAAACTCCAGAGCAAATTAAGATTGAGGAACTTGAAAAGCAATTTAATGAACAAAAAGCAAAAGCTGAAAGAGCTGAAACAGTGGCTAAGTATAAAGATGTACTAGCTGAAAAGAAGATACCTATGGAAATGATAGATTATTTTCTAACAGATAATGATGAAACAACTAGCACTAGAATTGATAATTTTAGCACTTATGTAAATGATATGGTTAAAAATGGTGTTAAAGAACAAATTTCTGATGGAAATTATACTCCACCAGGTGAAAATGGTGGAGGAGATTTAACAGCTGATGATGTAGCAAAAATGATGATGTAAAAAATAAAATTATATAAATTAGGAGAGTGATATTTATGGCAATTAATACAATTGCATACGCAACATTATTTCAACAAGGATTAGACAAAGCAGCAGTAGCAAAACTAACATCTGGATGGATGGATGCTAATGCTGGTCAAGTAATTTACAATGGTGGTAAGGAAGTTAAGATTCCTAAAATTTCTATGGATGGTTTAGGAGATTATAGTAGATCTAGTGGATTCACAGATGGGGCAGTAACACTTGAGTATGAAACAAAAACAATGACAATGGATAGAGGTAGATCATTCATGTTAGATTCACAAGATGTTAATGAATCTAACTTTGTTGCCAATGCTACTAATGTTATGGGACAGTTCCAAGCAACCAAAGTAGTTCCCGAGATTGATGCTTACAGATATTCTAAGATAGCATCTTTAGCTATAGTAGCCACTACTGCAAAAGATTCAAAAGTTGTACTTGCTACAGGAGGTAATACTATTACTTCAAGCAATGTTTTTGCACTTTTAAAAGCAGATATAGCAGCAATAGAAGATATTGTTGGTGAGATTCCATTAGTTATAACAATGTCTGCAACAATTGCATCTTTATTAGATCAAGATGTAGCTATTAGTAAACACCTTGATGTTACAGATTTTACAAAAGGTGAAATTACAACTAAGGTTAGAAGTCTTGATGGAAATCCAATAATTAAAGTACCTAGTGGAAGATTAAAAACAGCCTATGTGTTTAATGATGGTGTTACAGATGGACAAAAGATAGGTGGATTTAAGGCAGCAGATAATGCTAAAAATATTAACTGGATTATTACACCTTTAACAGCACCAATAGCAGTAAATAAAACTGATAAAGTTAGAATATTTGATCCAAATGTAAATCAAGGTGCTGATGCATGGAAGATGGATTATAGAAAATACCATGACTTATGGATTATGGATGAAGCACTTAAGCTTTGCAGGGTAAATGTTCAGGAAACATTAGTTTAGGATTAGGCTAAATACCTAGTCCTTTTCTTAAGAAAGGATGATTTAATTGTATAAGTTACAAAAACTAAATGTTATTAAAATTGTTGATAATGAAAATGCTAAAGAAAAATTAATATTGCAAGGCTTTGAAGTTATAGAAAATATAGATGATGAAGCTGTTAAATATAATAAATTGACGGTTGATAAGCTTAAGGAACTAGCGAAAGAAAAAGGTTTAGAAAATTATTGGAATATGAAAAAAGAAGAGTTAGTTGCAGCATTAAAGGAATTAGATAATGCTGAATGATATTAAAACAGTACTTGGAATAAAAACAGAAAATGAAGATTCTAAATTAAAATTATATATTAGCATGGCAATAACTCTTATAAAGAAATATTTAAATAATGAAAACTTTGATGATAGCTATATTGAGGAAAACTTTGATATGGCTATTATTTTGATTGTTTCTAATGCTTATGAATATAAGAAGAGTGGAAATAAAGGCAATATAAAATCTATTAGTCAAGGTGCAAGAAACATTACTTATGGGGATAATACAGCGTTTTGTATAACTGATGATGTTAAAGCATTGTTGCCAGTTCCCTATATAAAGACTTTTTATTAGGTAGGTGAATTATGGATTGGTTTTATGATAAAGAGATAAATATCTACGCTTATAAAAGTTATGATGATGAACATGGAATAACTCGTAATGGTTATGTAAAAGTAAGTAATGAACCTTATTTAGTTGATATACAACCATACTCTACTGAAAAAGCTAAGAAAGATTATGGTTATGATATTAAATGTACTAGAAGAATGTTTAGTGATGCCTATAGTGAAATTACAGAGGACTGTATTATAGAGTACAACAATAAATACTATAAAATTGAAGCAATACCTTGGGATGATGATTATCTCGAGGTTTTATTAAGTGAAACTAAAGATGTAAATATTATTGAAACTGAGATAGTAAACAATGAGTAGTACATTTGGATTTCAAGAGTTTATTAATAAAATAAATATAACTCAAAAGCAAATGAGCAATGTTATTAATGAAACTTTAGAAGAATCTGCAACAGAGTGCGTAGCAGAAGTGCAAGCAAGAACTCCTGTAAGGACAGGAAATTTAAGACGGTCATGGAATCATGGTGAGGTAGAAATAGAAAACAATACTCATTACATTGAAATAGGTTCAGCATTAGAGTATGCTCCAGCAGTAGAAAATGGATATAAGCAAGATGTAGGGAAATATATTCCTGCTATTGGAAAGAAACTTGTAAAAGAATATGTACCAGGTAAATATATGTTGCGGGATTCTTTAACTATAGCTAAAGCAGACTTACCAAATAAATTAAAAGCAAAGTTGAGTGATATTAAGTGATAAGATATGTGGATTTATTATATAGTATAAGCAAAACATTAAGAGAAAATTACCCAAAAGCAACAATTAAGATAGATAAAAAGAAAAGTGAAGAAGAAATTAAAAATGGTCTATTTTATGTGACCATATCTCCATTAAATAGTAAGACCTTTTTTAATTTAAGAAAAAAATTATTAAATGTGTATATTGAATTTGTGGAAGAAGTTAAAACCCAAGAAAGCTCTTTAAATAAGATTGATGAATTAACAGAATTGTTTGATGAAAGCATATATGTTAACAATAGAACATTACCAATATTAAATAAAGAGCCTAAAGACACAGATGATAATGTAATTTTAATGTTTACGCTTAATTATTTTGATGGAAAAGCTGAACCTATTCCAGAAACTCCAGATGCAACTTATGATAAGCTTATGGGGATTTTAAAATTAAATATTATTGATTAAAGACTAGTTAGAACTGGTCTTATTTTTATGCACAAAATTAGAAAGGAGAGATGTATATGGCAACAAGTAATACTATGCATGGTGTTAAATTTACAGTACAAGCATTAGCTGAAACAGTAAATACTAGAGCTACTCATGGAATACTTTTTTTGGTATTGGATGATGCAATTGTAACGCCAGGATTATATAGATATTCTAAATTAAAAAAAGTAATAGAAAAGTATGATACAGAAAATAAAGCAATTATAAGTACTGCATTTGCAGACTATGGAATTAAATCTTTAATAGTTGCAGCAGGACATAGTGAAACTGGAATAACTGGATCACTTGATAAGTCATTGGCTTTACTTAATAAAGTAAATGAAAATGGATGGCTAGCTGTCCCACAAATAACTGAAGAAAGTGATAAGAAAAAGGTTGCAGATTTTATAAAGTCACAAAGAAAAGAGGAAGATTATCCATTAAAGGGAGTTCTTTATAATCATGCTAGTGACAATGAAGGAATAGTAAATTTTACAGCTAAAGATTTAGGAGATATTAAATCAGATGTTTATTCAGCTTTTACAGCATCACAATTATGTACTTTAGGTCCAAATGAATCTATTACAAATTGTATTGCTAAAAATGTTACGAAATGTGATGCAAAATTAGATGCTGATGAATGTGTAGCTAAAGGTGAATTGTTTCTTTATAACAATGGTACTAATATTGTTTATAGCAGAGGTGTAAATTCATTACAAACTATTGAAACTGAACAGTCAGAAACATTATCTAAAATAAGAATAGTTGAAGTTATAGATTTAATTAAATCAGATATGCGAAAGATATTTGAAACTAATTATTTAGGAAAGATGGGTAACTCTTATAAAAATAGAAAAACTTTGGTAAATGGATTAAATTCTTATTTAAGAACTTTATCCAATGAAGGTTATCTAAGTAATGATGAAGAGTCTACAGTTGAATTAGATGTTGAAGCTACTAGAAAATACTTAGAATCTAAAGGTATAAATACAGATGAAATGAAAGATGAAGAAGTTTTAAAAGCTAAATTAGGCAGCAACGTATTTATAAAGGTTATATTGAAATGTATGGACTGCATTGAGGATATTAATATTGTTCTTCAATACGAAACTTAGAGAGGAGATGGTTAAATGAGTCAACAATTAAATCCTTATGATGTTATTAGAACTAATAAGGGATACATGAAAATAAATGGTATAGAGCTTGCAGAACTTAAAGAATGTGAAATTAGTATTGAACCTAATACTAAAAACTTACCACTTATGAACTCAGCAACAGATGCAGAAGTAACAATGAGTTACAAATGTACTATAGCATTTAAACTAAATAAAAGATATAGCAGATTTAAGCCAGCTATACTTGAAGCAGCTAAAAAACTTCAAAGTTTTGTTTTTGATTTTGAAGCAACAAATTATACTCCTGACGGGGAGGAAGAAGAAAGCATTGCTATAACAAATGCTTGGATTAAAGGAAAAACAGTATTAATGAAGTTAGCAAGTGAAAATGATTTTGGAGAAGATAGTTTTGAAGCAGGATTCATGATTGAGAATAGTAATTACACTAATATTATAGATGATGGAGAAGATTGGTAGAGCATTAAATTTAGCTCTACCTTTTAAACTTATTAATGGAAGGATGATTATACATGGCATTATTAACTATAAAAGATATTATTTCTAAAAAAGAAAATGTAAAAGAAGAGGCAAAGGAACAAAAAGGTTTTATATATTGTGAAAAATTTGGTGGAGAATTTGAAGCACATAGTTTAAGTAAAGGCGATTTAGCGGATGTTAGAGCAGAAATGAAGAAAGATCCTAAAAGAGGAACCTATAAAATGATATATATGAGTATAGATATGTTAAGAGAAAAGGAATTATTAGAAGCTTATGGATGCGGAACTAATTCTTTAAATATAGTAGAACGATTATTTCCAAGAGAAAATCAAATTTTAGGAATAACAGAACTTTTAAATAAATTAAATGGATTAAGTAGATTAGACCCTAAAGAAATTTACTTAAAGGTGAGTGAAGATATAAAAAACTAATAATGTCCGAAGATGGTGAGGAAATAGATTTAGAACTTTATATGATAGCTCACTATCTTCATTACGGACATACTTTAAAAGAATTATGCAATCTATCAGAAATTGAAAAAATATTTATGATAGATTGTATGCTGTTAATGAAGAAACAAGAAACTGATAATAATATAGCATTAGCTGAATATACAGGAAAATTAGCTAATCCATATGCAATAAAGAAATAAAGAAATAAAGGAGGGAGGTTTATGGCAGATAATATATTAGGCGGTAGGTTATCTTTAGAAGATGGATATTCTAGTGCATTACAAAGGTTTGCGAATGGAGTATTGGCAAGTGAAAATAGGTTTGAACAGTTTGCAAATAGTGTTATAAATAGTAATCAAAGAATAACTAATGATACTACAAAAACTTCCCAACAAATAGATAAAATAGCACAACGATTTATTAGGCAAGGTGATAGTGTAGCTGATGCTATAAACAAGGCTAATGACAGAGTAAAACAGAATCAAGAAAAGACGATAGAAGGACTAGCTCAAAAGTATATTAAGTTAGGAATGACTATACAGGATGCATATTCAAAGGCTGAACATGAATCCAATAATATATGGAATGGCGGTGGTGGTTCTGGAAATGGTGGTTCAGGTGGTTCTGATGGATTTAAAGATTTTGCACAAAGCTTTTTGCAAAGTGGGTTTGGTGGAATAATAGGGAAACTGGGTCTTATAGGTGCAGGCATTACGGCAAGTATTGCAGTTATGAAAACTATGAATAATTGGATGGAACAAGGTTTTGGAATACTCAATAAAGTATCTGATGGATTATTCAGTTATGATGGAGTTAAAAGTGCTGTTGAAGAATCCATGGATTTTGAAACCGGTAGAATGAAACTTAATTTATTTTATGGTGATGAACAAAAAGGATTAGAAGCATATCAAAATGCAACATATGAAGCAAAAAAAACATATGCTAGTGAAACAGATACAATAGATATTACATCAAAACTAGCGCAGATGAGTATAACCCCTACAAGAGATCAATTAGAAAAACTTTTAGACGTAGCAGGTACTAGAGATGAAGTAGAAACAAGCCACATAGGATTAGCAGTTAAAGAAGCTATTGAAGGTAGAATTGCCATGCTACAAATGTATGGAATAAATAATAAAAATCTTAAAAGTCATTATGACAGTTTAAAAAAATCTAATCCTGAAGAATACAAATCCCTTAAAGGTGCATTAAGCAAAAAAGGTACAGCTGGTGATCCTCAAAAATATTTTAATTTACTCGCTAGCTATATCGAACAATCTCCTATGAATGGTTATGCTGAAACTTATGCTAAATCAGTTAAAGGTAAATTAGAAAGATTAGAAGGGGTTTGGGCAAATCTAAAATCCGAAATAATGGGGATTGATACTATTAATGGTACTGCAAAAGAAGGTGGGGTTTTTGCTGCTGTTGCTGAAATGGTTGATAATTTGAAAGATAAATTAGAGGATGCAAATACTGTTAAGGGTCTAGAAACAATCGGAAATTCATTTGGTAGTGTATTTACATCAATTTCAAACGCATTTAGTGATGCATTAGAACCTGATACCATAAATAAAGTAGCTGAATCTATAACAAAAATTGGAGATGCTTTAGCTAATTTAATTAATAATTTTGTTAACAGTGGGCAACTTGATAAACTTATAGATAATTTACCTTCATTAGTAGAAAAAGTAGTTGGAAATGAAGTGATAAATAAAACTACAAAATTTCAAGTTGGAGCTGATATAGCTCAAGGAAATTGGTTAGATGCTACTGGTGATTGGTTTAGTGGAAAATTAGATTGGGTATATAATGCTTTAGGAATAAAAACTGATTATGGAATACTTGGAAGTAAAGGAACTAAAATGACAGCAGAAGATAGACAAGAAAAAAATAAAAATGATCTAGATTGGTTGAACAATAAATTTGGAATTCCTAAATGGCTTTTATACAGTGATAATCCTATGATGAGTCCTAAGCTATTAACTGATTCAAATGCAAGTACTGCAATAGATAAAAATAATAAGTTATCAGATGATGAAAAAAGTAAATTAAAATATGAGATAAATAATGATGATAAGGCTAAATATAATATAACTATTCATAAAGTAGAAGCTAATAATTTTGATGAGATAATGAGTTCTATAAAAGCAGCTCAAAAAAATAGGAAGTAGGTGATACAATGGCTCAATATGCATTAAATGATTCACAAATAGTAATTACTACATTAAAACATTATGAAAATATGAATGGTTTGAAAGTTGATAGTGATAATTCTAAACCTGTAGAAGAACGAACTATTCTTTTGCCAGTATCACCTTCTGATTTAATGTTTGATGAAAGTTCAGACAGTCAAACATTAAAATTAATGAATTATGGAGAGATACCTATTAGTATAAATAGAAAATTAGCAAAATGGTCAATATCATCTTTTTTCCCAAAGAGAAGTAATAAAGCTTATTATAATAAAAACAAAGCTAATTCTATATGGAAATATCCTTTTGACTTATCTAGTGGTACAGAAGATCCGTATACTTTTTATTGTGCAACATTGTTGGAATGGAAAAATAAACAAATACCATTAGTATTTATGTTTAATACTTGGGGTAACTATTATTATTGTCAAATAACTAATTTTAAATATGGTAGAAAAGATGGAATAGGAAATGTATATTATGATCTACAATTTCAAGAGTATAAAAAATTAAGTTTAGAAACTGGAGAAAATGGAACAACAGATTATTCATCTAATGTTTATTATCCGGAATCCGGTGAATCTATACAAGATATGGCTAAAAAACTTTATGGAAGCAGTGAATATTATAAAACAATAATGAGTTTAAATAATCTTACTACTCCTGTAATTATAGCAGGAAAAGGCTATAAGATAAGATGATTGACAAAACCTTCTAATAATATACAATTATAGTATATACTGTTTAGGGGGATATGTATGGACAATAATAATATTGAAAAAAATGACATAATAAGAAAAACCAAATTATCAGGAGAAAATATTGCTACTGTGTTTAATATTGTTGCAATATTAATGATACTTGGAATGGTTGGTTGTTTTTTAGCTGGTAATATAGGAACAGCAATAGCATTGATAGTTGGATCTATTTCTATTTTTATATTAGGTTTAGCTGTTAAAGCCTTATTTGGTTGTATTGCTATTATAGCTGAAAATACAGAGAAACAAGTAGAACTACTAGAAGAAATGCGTAAAAATAAATAGAAAAATTTTTAAACACTTAGGAAATCCTAGGTGTTATTTTTATACTTAAATTTAAGGAAAGGAATATTACATATGGAATTAAGCGTTTATATTTATGAAAATGATGGTACTTTTAGAATTTTAAATGATTTAATTACAAATGTAAAATACACTTGTAGTTTAGATAAAATAGCACAACAAGTAGATGTAACATTAGCTTATGGAATTTATAGTGATTTACCTTCTCTTTATATAGAACCAGGGCAGAAAATAGAACTCTATGTTGGCAGTAGAAATATTTTTAAAGGAAAAGTAATAACTTCTAATTTAAAGGCTGATAAAGAAGAACTAGAATTAACTTGTTACGATTTTATCTGGTATTTAACTAAATCTAAGGTTGTCTATAATTTTAATAATATAAGTGCTTTTGATGCTGTATGTAAAATCTTTAATGATTTAGAAATTCCATATTCAGTAGATGGAATATTAGGTGGGGCTGATGGAGAGGGCGCATCAATAAATATAGATCATTTAGTTAAAAACAAAAGTGCTTATGATGCTTGTATGATGATTGCTACAGAAGTTCATAATCAATTTGGAATCTATTATTATATGTTTATGGATGTATCGGGAAATGTTAATCTAATGGAATGTGATAGATATTGGAGCAAGCAAACAATTAGACCATGCAGTGATCCTTCCTTAGCTAATCCAGATGGTACAATGATTTCGCTAAGTTATAGAAATGATATGTCAGATATGATTACAAGAGTTCAATTATTCGATAGTAAAGGTAATGCTGTAGATATAGAAACTGGAGAATCTGCTGAAGGTGATGAGGATGAAGGTGGTGAAGAATAATGGCTAAATCTCCTGAACTTGAACATATGAGTATTGGAAAAGCACAAACACTAGGAATTAAAAAAGTAAATGAATTATTAGGATTAAAGAATTTAACAGATCAAACAACCGGAGAAGAAGCTAAAGCAATTAATAATACTTTAACAGCTCCTAGTGGTATTATTAAAAAATATGGACTTATACAGGATATTATTTTTAAATCTAAAAAAGAAGATCCAACTTTAAAAGCAAAAAGAATATTAAATGAGAACTGCAAGCCTAAGCAAACTATAGAAGTAGAATGTATTGGAGATATAGACTATAGAGTAGGTTTTGGAGTTCATTTAGTTGCGCCATTTCTGCAAGGTTACGAAGATTGTTTTATGTATATTAAAGAAGTAGAACACGAATGGAAATCTAATAATTTATTTATAAGTAAGCTTACATTAACACCATCACGTGTTATGGATGAAATGGAATGGACAGATTTATATGATGATGAAGATGAAGAAGGAAGTTCAGCTTCAAGTTCTGCTTTATGGGAAAAAATTTATTCTGTTTTAAAACAACAAGAAGGCAAATCATATGTTTGGGGTGCACATGGACCAGATACATTTGACTGTAGTGGTCTAGTAGAATATTGTTATAACCAATACAAAGCAGAGCTAGGACTAACACTTGGTTGGACTACTTATGAGCAATGTAAACAAGGAACTGAGGTTGATAAAAATAGTAAAGAGAGTTGGGAACCAGGAGATTTATTATTTTGGATTGGTAATGGTAGTTATCCAGCACCAGCTCATGTTAGTGTTTATATTGGTGATAATAAAATGCTTCATGCCCCAAGAACTGGAGATGTAGTAAAAACTGTAGATGTTACAAGAACAGATATTTATTCTGTTAAAAGAGTAATACCAGCAAGTAAGACTGGATATGCAGATATTAATATTGAAGGTGTTCCAGATGAATATGTTGGTAATTTAACTGCTGTTGAGAGTAATTGCAATACATTCATTTCAAATATGAGTAAATATGGATATAAAGATACTATTATAAATAAATCTAATGCATATAAAATAGATGCTTATGTTACTGCTGCAATTATTGCAATAGAAAGTGAAGGAAATCCTTATTGTGGAGGTTCGTATTACGGATTAATGCAAGTAAGTGGAGGTTCATCAGACCCAGCTAATAATATAGAGCAAGGATTAAAAGAGTATAAGCAAAAAATGAGCGCTGTAGGGATTCAATCTCATGTGATTTTTTCAGCTTACAATAGTGGTGAAGGTACTGTTCTGAATTCCTGTAAGCAAAATGGATATAATACATCAACTGTAACAGTTAAGCAATTAGGAGATGCACTATATAGCTATGTTAAATCTCATAATCCTACTTGGGATGCTAATGAAAAGAAATATTATGCTTCAAAAGTATTAAAAGCCTACAATATATTAAAAACTAAAAATGCATTAAAGTAAAAAGAGGTGATATGATGTCTTCATCATTTGATGAATTTTGGAACTCTATAGATTTACAACAAAAAAAGAATACAGTTGATGAACCTTTTGAAATAGGAAAAGTTACTTCAATAGACCCTTTGGTTATAGAACTAGAGGGTCTTCCTTTATATAGAAACAATCTATATATAAACCCATGTTTATTAGCATGGGATGAAGAGGTAAATATCATCACTAGTATTGATAGTAATCACAGTCATACTATTTCAACTATTCATCACTATTCAAAATTAAAAATTGGTTCAAATGTTGCTTGCTATGGGATTGAACATGACGGAATAGCATATCAAAGATATTGCGTATTGGAGGTGTTGAAATGATGGGATTTTTCCCGGAAGATTTTTATAGTAATAAATCAACGAATAGAACAAAGAAAAAAGAAATTAAATTGCTGAAGGATTATGCTATAAACCTTAATACTGGAGAAATATTGCTTGATGAAAATAAAAAAGCAATTATTGTAGAGGGATTAGATGCAGTAATAGTACAGGCATGGAGGAAAATACACACAAAGAAAATAGATCCATTAGCAGGTGAAGGTTATTTAATCTATGGTAAGAATTTTGGAAGTAAACTTCATAAGCTTATAGGAAAAAGTAAGAGCAATGGTGATATTTATGCATATCAAATGCTTCACGATTGCCTAGTGGATAGAACTTATGTAACTGGAATAAGTAATTTTTCAACAGAATTAGAAAAGAGCTGTTATAAGATAAATTACACATTAGAAAGTATCTATGGAAGCAAGCAAGATAGTATTTATATAGAAACAGATTAGGAGGTGATTTGATGGCTTATTATAGAAGTGCTGAGGATATATATGAAGAAATGTTCTTAGGATATGATGCTACTGATACAAGTGAAGGAAGTTTAATCTATAATGCGTGTATGCCAGTATGTATTAAATTATCAACTGCTTTATTGGATTTAGATGAAGCTACAAAAAAAGTATTTGCTAGTTCTGCTTTAGAAAGTGGATATTCTAATTATCTAGAAATGAGAATAAAAGAAGTTGGAATAGAAAGAAAACAACCAACTTATGCAAGTACTCTATTAGATATTAAAGGTTCTCCAAATGCAAATTTAAAAGCGGATAGTATTGTAGGAATTAAAGATAACAGATTATATATAACTCAAAATGATTTAGTATTAGATCAAGATGGACATGGAGAAGTTATTATAAGAGCAGAAAAGCCTGGTAGCAAATACAATGCAAAAGTTAACGAAATAAATTATTTGCCAATAAAATATAATGGGATAACTAGTATTACCAATAAAGAAGTTGTAACTAATGGCTATGACATTGAGAGTGATAGAGATTTATATAATAGATATTTACTAAAGGTACAAACTCCTGCCACTAGTGGAAATGACTACCATTACAAACAATGGTGTTTAGAAACAGAAGGTTGTGGAAGTGCAAAAGTATATCCACTTTGGAATGGCAATGGTACGGTAAAATGTGTTATTTCTAATAGCAATAAAAGAGCAGCTAGCAAAGAGTTAATTGATAAAGTTAAAGAACATATAGAAAAAAATAGACCTATTGGAGCTGATGTAACTGTAGTTTCTGTAGAAGAATTACTTTTAAATGTATCTGTAAGTTTAATTTATAATTCTAAAGAAATTACATTAGATAAGATTAAGGAAAATATAAAAAATTCTATAGAAGAGTATTTAAAGAAAGTAGCTTTAAATATTAATTATATAAGTATTGCTAAGATAGGAGCTTTAATACTTAGTTCAGATGGTGTTGAAGATTATAATAATTTAACCATAAATGGTAGTACAAATAATATAACTGTAAATGACAATCAAATAGCTGTCCTTGGAGAGGTGGTATGTAATGCAACTTAAAGATTATGTACCATCTTTCTTATCTTCAGATAAAATACTATCTAAAGTTTATGAAGAACAACAAAAACAAGTAGATTCTACTAATAAAGATATACAGGATTTAATAAACCAGTGCTTTGTTGAAACTGCAACTTGGGGATTAGATACCTGGGAAAAAGAATTAGGTATACAAAGTAATTATAATGAATCTTATAGTATCAGAAGAAGTAGAATATTAGCTAAATTAAGAGGTCAAGGGACAACTACAAAGGAAGTTATTAAACAAATTGCTGAAAGTTATGTTGAAGAAGCACAGGTAACAGAACATAATCCAGAATACTATTTTAATTTGAAATTATTAAGTCATAAAGGTTTTCCCTATGGTTTTGAAAGCTTATATGAAGCTATCGGAGAAGTGAAACCATCACATTTAAATGTATTTTATAAATTGACTTCTATTACAAATTCAAAATTATATGTGGCTGGAAGTTGTATCAATGGTCAAAAAATAACAGTTTATCCATGGAGGACAAGAAAAATATCAGCTAAAGGTAAGATAAACATATCCCAAGGAATAAATAGAGATTCTAAAAAAGTAAGAGTTTATCCAAAGGAGGTAAATTAATGTCAGAACAATTTTATACTATATTAACTAACTTAGGTAAAGCAAAAATAGCTAACAGTACAGTCTTAGGAACTAAAGTTGATTTTGCTAAACTTAAAGTTGGTGATGGAAATGGAACATATTATGAGCCTAATGAAAATATGACAGAATTAAAACATGTTGTATGGGAAGGAGTAGTTAACAATGTGTTTACTACTGAAGAAAATCCTAACTGGATTATAACTCAAACAATTATTCCACCAGCAGAAGGTGGGTTTACAGTTAGAGAAGCTGGAATTTTTGATACAGAAAATAATTTATTAGCAATATCAAAGTATCCTGAAAGTTATAAACCTAAAATGGAAGATGGAAGTACAAGTGATTTAACTATAGAATTAATTTTTGAAGTGAGCAATTCATCTAGTGTTACGTTAAAAATAGATCCATTAGTAACTATAGCTAGTAAAAAAGATGTTCAAGATTTAAATGAAAAAATAATTGCACAAATGAAAGATATTGCG